ATGGCCAGGCAAACGAATGTGCTTGACGACATGCAGCTGCGGCGCTGGATCGCGGCCGGGAAGCCGGTCGCAAAGTCCGACGGCGACGGGCTGACCTTCACCCTTTCCGCCGGCGGCACAGCCGCGTGGATCCTGCGGTATCGGCTGGCCGGCGGCCGCCGACGCGAGCTGACGCTCGGCAACTATCCCGACCTGTCGCTCGCGGCCGCGCGCAAGGCGGCCCGTGCGCACCGCGTCGCGATCGACAACGGCGCCGATCCGGCCGCCGCGAAGAAGACCGAGCGCGCGGCGTCGGCCGCGGCCTGGACGGTGAACGAGCTCGTTGCCGACTTCCGCGCGAAGCGGTTCGCGCAGGACATCGAGAAACCGCTGTCGGCCAGCACGATCTATTACCGCACATGGGATCTCGACAACGTCGTCGGCCCGAAGCTCGGTTCGCTGGAAGTGCGCCGCGTGACGCCGGCCGACGTCGTGCAGGCGATCGAGGACGCCGGCCGCGGCTGGACGATGTCGAAGCGCATCCTCACCACCATGACGCAGGTATTCGATCACGCGTGCGGCCGCAAGGTCATCGCCGCGAACCCATGCGCCGGCGTGAAGCTGACCGCGATCATGGGCGCCCGGCCGAAGGTGCGGCCGCGCGTGATGCTTGGCGTCGACGAGCTGGCGAAGATCCTGCCCGGCATCGACGAGACGATCGGCCGCGAGAACGGGCTGATGCTGCGCATCCTGCTCGCGACGTGCGTGCGCACGAACGAGCTCGTGAAGGCGCGCAAAGAATTCGTCGACCTGCAGCACGGCACGTGGTTCGTCGCCGACGACACCGTGAAGACGCGCAACGGCTTCCTCGTGCCGCTCGTGCCGCTCGCCGCGTCGTGGTTCGCGGAACTGATCGCGCTATCCGGCGATTCGCCGTGGCTACTGCCGGCGCGCGGCCAGCGCCGCATCAACCGACTCGGCGACACGCACGTCGGCAACACGACGCTTTGGGCGGCGATCGACCGGGCGTTCCAGCGCGGCGGCCTAGAGGCCCGGCGCTTCACGCCGCACGACACGCGCAGCACGGCCAAGGGGCACATGATGAACATGGGTATCCCGAAGGAGATAACCGAGATCGCGCTCAACCACAAGCTCAAAGGGATGGAAGGGATCTACGACGTGCGCAAGGAAATCCCCGAGCGGCGCGCAGCGCTCGAACGGTGGGCTGAGTTCGTCGGCGCGTGCGCGGATGGGCGGCCGGCCGACATCATCCCGATTCGACCGCCGGTCAGCCTGGTTGCTTGATGTACCGTGACGGAATCGACGCAGCGGCATGAGAATAATGTAAGAATGGCGGCCCCACCACGAAGGAGCGATTTTTAAATGATCGACTATCAAGGCCTTTTGGCGCTTTCAGAAAAAGCGTCCGGATTACCGTACACGCGTGGGTGGGATCCGCTGCTCAGTGATGCTGACGCGGACACGCTCGTCGAAAAATACGGTATGAGCGTCGAATCGCTAGATGAGCGGATCGTGATTACCGTAGGCCGGGATTTAGCAGTATCGAAAGTTGAGGAGCGTTTCGCGAGCCAAATCGATGCGGCGGCCGCACGCCGCCGGGCAATCGTACGGGCCGCATCATATTCCGTCCCTGCTTGGCATTTGGTGGTTTACCAGGGCGCAGCGGCCGTTAAACAAGAGCTCACGCAGGATGAGCGCCTCGACGCCGAAAAAGATACGCCAGACGTTTGCACCGGTGCCAAGCATGAACCGCAACAGCAGACGCCACGAAAACGCATGCTGACGTGAGCGGAATGTCGATCCAGCCGATTCCAGATACGGTGCTTAGACCAATTCGGGAAGCGACTGGATCGATAACGAAGGCGTGCAATCCATAGATCGCCACGGTGTATTGCGCCATGCTGCTGAGGAATCGAGACGGTGCGCCCCGTTTGATCCCGAGAAAAAACATAAACAGCCCGACAGCTGCAACGGTTACGGTCGGGGAAAGGTAGAGGTAAAACACATCGACCGGCGTTCCGATGTATGCGGATCGTGCCCACGTCAATATTGCAGTTGCCGATATACCGATCACAAATACGATTGCGCCCGTGGTCTTGCGCCATGTGCGCTCACTTAGAACGGCACCGAGCAATACGTAGCCGAGATATGGTGCAAAATATCCAATCGAATGTGGATTGTTCGACGGCCCTTCAAGTGGTGCTCCCGTTCGAAACGTATGCGCCATCGGGTACACGCACACCCACATAAACCAGAGCGCCAAAACGAGCCACTTCTCGATAGGCGTTGATCCTTGATACAGGCGACGCATAGCAGGCACGAACAAATAAATGCCGACGATCGCGTAAAAGAACCACAGGTGGAACATGGTCGGGCCGCGCAAAATAGCAGCGACCCAATCGAGTACGCCCCCTACCGGTGCGCCGTTGTACCACAGCCACCAAAGATAGAAGGACGACCAGACGACGAGTGGCGGAATCACTTTGATAAACCGCTTTTTGAAAAACACAAAAAGCGGCTCTGCTTTCGGGAGCAAGGTAGCGCCCGAAAGCATGAAGAAGATGGGGACACACGCACGCGCGAGCGAGTCGTAGAGATTCCCGGCCCACCAGTTCGGACCGAACGAAAGCGTATCGGCGCCCGAGACGTGAACGACAACCACCATAAAGCAGGCGAGCACCCGCAACAAATCGAACCGGCGGTCCAAAATATTTCCCCGTTGTTAGAGTGCGGAATATATCTCATAACACGGGCCGCAGGTAGCCGGCGATCTACCGAGGGCGAATGGCGCGGATCAGTCCCGTAGCGGTAACGGTTCCCGACCCGAACCCTGCGTTCGTGACCAGGTACACCGTCGTGGGCGCCGTGAGCTTCAAGTCGACAGTGGGGGTTGGAATTCCGCTACCTGACGCACTGCCCCCCGAAATCATGAGGCTCGCGGTGGTTCCAAACCCACCGAACGTAGCGGACGTCGTGCTGATACCGCACTGCTGCACCGTCAAGCTGGCGCCGCCGGACGGCGACCATGCGCACATTCCCGTAACGGTCCATTGGCCAGCGGTCAAAGGCAGCGACGTGATGTTGGTGGCGACGCCCGTCGTGAGGTTTCCGGTCGTGGTGGGCCCTGCGGACGGATTCTCCCCGATGCTCCCGGCAGCCGGACTGTCGTTCGTCGTCGAGCCCTTGATTCCGAGTGAGCTCGCGGGCGTAATCAGACCGCTCGCCGTGATGGCGGCGGTCGCCGTCGTGCCGGTGAGTGTCGGGTTGGAAATCGTCGGAGACGTTCCGAACACGAGCGCCCCGCTTCCCGTCTCGTCCGATACCACGCCGGCGAGCTGAGCAGACGTAGTCGCCGCGAATTGCGCGAGCGTGCCGCCTGTGAGTGCGAACGCACTCCCACACGAAAACCCTGTTCCGCTCGTGTATTGCAGCGCGCTGTTGGCAGTGCTGCAGCTCGGCAGTGATACTGCGCTCGGAGTGGCCGCGATTGCGGTCTTGTTTCCGAGAACCGAATTCGCCGCGATTGCGGGCAGAATCCCGTATGTCACGCTCTGCCACGACGGCGCCACGGCCGGACCATTCGACGCGATTACCTGGCCGCTCGTCGATCCCGCCGGGTTGAGCAACTGAATCGGCGCGAGCGTAGCGCCGAAAGCGAAGGTCGAAAGCGCGCACAGCGCAGTCGCGAAAATTCGTTTCATGGTGTCACTTCTCGTTGTGGGAAAGGGTCAAGGCGTCGTAGTCGCGTTCGCATTGCTGGCCGGCGATGCGGGCGCGATCGGCGTATTCAGCCAGCTCGCCCGCGCGCTGGTCAGCGCGGCCGAGCACGTCGGCAAGCAGATCGACGGCATCGCCGGCTGCCGGGCTTCCGGCGGCAACGGCGGGATTGCGGGCGGCTGCGACGAGCCGGTCGACACGCTGCTGCAAGCTGCCAGCGGCAGCGCGAGCAGCAAAAGCATCCGCGAGCGCGGCCGTTCGTTGTTGGTTCGCATCGTTTGCGATCTCCGATTGGGCCGCAGTGCGGCGTTGTTCTTCGGCGCGCGCGGCCGCGACAGCGGCGAGCTGCGCCTTCTGCGCAGCGACCGTCGTCGCACGCACGCCGTCGGCGTGGCCCTTGAAGTAGCAGCCGCCAGCCGTGATCGCCAGTGCGACGAGAAAGGCCAGCCATGCGCGAGGATCGAGCAGCGTCATGCCGTCACCTCCCCACCCGCCGCTTGGTATGCAGCAAGCAGCCGCTCGATGTCGTTCTCGTGCTGCCCGTATCCGGCACCCGGCAGGCTGGCCCACACGTTCGAAACCTTCGCGACTGCCTCGCGAAAGCGCCCAGCGTCGATCAGCGGCAGCGCGCCGTGCTCGCGCAACTGCTGCAGCGCGTAACGGTCCTGCGACACCGGGCCGAAGTCTGGCAGCTTCAACTGCGCCTGATAGATGCGCCACCAGCGCGCGAGGATCTGATATCGGCCAGCGGCCGTCGAGGGCACCGCGATCTGCCGGTTCAGCACGTTTGGATGTTTCGCGTAGCTCGAGAACAGCAGCGGCCGCGCCGGCGTCGAGCCGACGAGCACGTTGTATCCATCGTCCGATTTCGCGAGCAACGCGGCGCCAATCTCGCTCGCCGCGATCGTATCGAGAAACGCGACTCGATTCCGGCCACCTGCGGATGCAATATCAATGCGCGCCACGGTGCCCTCCTTTATTGCGCCAGTAGAGGACGCGAGCAGCGATCCACACGCACACGATCGCAAGGCCGACCAGCATCAGAGTTTCCGGCATGTCGATCACCGACGGCATGCGCGCCGGCTTGAATAGATTCACGGCCGACGAAAGCCCGATAATCGAAAAGCCGAGCGTGCCCCACCAGCCAGTGACAAACACGTTCGTGACAGCGATCCACATGCAGAACAGCAGCACGACGAGGTTCGCGAGATAGAAGATCGTGACCATCATTGCCCCCCAAGGAAGCGTCGTTTCAGGGCCCCGATGATGTCGGCTGTGTTGATTTCCTTGAACAGCTCTTTTGTGATTGCCAGGCCGAACAGGCCGACGAGAAAGCCGATCGCCTGTTGCGCGCCGCCGTCGGTGATCGTGAACCACGCTACGATCAGCGGCCCGCCGTAATACGCAACGGCAGCGCCCGATAGGAACGAAACGACTTTCTGTTTGCGGGTCAGCCCTTCACCGATAAAGCCGAGCGCGATCAGTGATCCGATCGCACCTGGCAGCAGTTTCCAGAGAAGTGCGCCGGCGGCCGCAGTGCTCGTAGTGGGTTCAGCCATAGGTGCTCCGATCAAAGGTCGCTGCTGACATACGACGGCGTCGGATACGTGATCGATACTTCCGCGCGCGTCGCCGCGCCGCCGAAATACACGATGTCGCCGTTTAAGTTGATCTCGATAGCGGCGGCAGAGATCGCGCCGCCGATCAGCGCGGTGACAGGAAAGCGTTGGTGCGCGACAGGTCGATACCCGATGGGCAACGTGCACATAACGACGCCATTCGGTGCGGCAGGGAACGCTGCAACACCGAACAAAGAAACGAGTCCGTTGCGCGATTTTTGAATCATCAGCGGCTGATAGTCCCCGGACGGGCCGAATCCGTTCTGCGTAGTGAGTGCAACCGGGATTCCGATCGGGCGCAGCGACGCGCTGTCCGTGTACGGAACCGTGAACCCGGAGCCGATTGTGTTCAGACCGATGTCGGTATCCTGAGCAGCGTTCGTCAGCAAAATGCCCTGCGCCGTAGTCGGCGCGGACGACAGCAAGGTATTGCGATCGACGAGCGCCGCACGTGCGGAACCAACACGAATCGCCTCGATCGCCGTCGACGTACCGAAGATCCCGATATGGTTGCCGTACGCTTCCGGCGCGGCGAGCATTCCGCTGGAACCGTCGAAGTCCACTACCGCGTTATTCACCGTGCCAGATCCCGCCGAGCACTCGACGTTGTTGTAGATGAATTTGATGTTGCGCCCTTTGATCGCGTACAGTGCGCCGCCGGGGCAATCGATATTGTTCTGCGAGATGACGGTATGAGAAGCCACACCCGAAACGTCGGCCATGTACACCCACATCGCGCAACGATTGCCCCCTGAAGCGCGAAAGATGTTTCCGAAAATATTGTTGCTGTCGCCGATACCGATCAGCTTCGCACCTTCCCAAAACGCGCAGTTGTTAATCTGCCCGTTCGCGGGCACGCCTTGAATGTTGACGGCGGTGTTCGTGGAAACCTGCCACGAGTAGTCGTTACCCGGCATCAGGTAAAGATCATGCATGTGGAGCTTCGACAGATTCGTCGCTTTCTGGAAGTTCATGAACACTGCCGTACCACCGTATTTCGTCCCTCCATTCGTCGGGTTGATCGAAAAACGGCCGAGTTCAAGAAAGTCGATGTACGCCCCTTCATTCGGCTCGACGACAATGAATGACTTGCCGGCCGGAAAGGACGTCAGCGGGATGATCTGCGAGTAAAAGGTGCCTTGCCCGAGCATCGACACGCCGCGGTTGGTGAGCGTGTCGGACACACCGTAATACAGCGACGGCATCCGTACCTCTTTGCGTTTTGCATGCGCAGCATCAAGCGCCTCCTGCAAACCCATCGTGTCGTTGTTCAGCTGGTTAGGATCATCACTGCCCATCGCACCATAGTCGCGAGCGTCGATCCAGTCGTTCAGACGAAAGTACAACCGCGTGCCGGGCTTCACCTTCTCGTCGGTGATCGACATGTCGGCGAGTTCGTTCTCGCCTACGCTTCCCTGTGCCGGGACGTTCAAAGAAACGGTCGTGCCGCCGTTGCACCAGATGCGCGACACGCCGACGGGGATTACCGCATCGAACGTGAGTCGATTGCCGAGTCCGATCGAGTAGCTGGCGGGATCCTGCGGAATGCCCTGCATCACCACGGTGCCGAGATTCGCCTTGTTGCCGTAGGCGCGCGACAACAACACGCTGTTGTCCGTTCCGGCTACGAAATCGACACCGTCCGTCCACGCTTCGTTCTTCATATCGCCAGCGCCGACCGATGCCGGAATGGGTAGCATCGTATGGGCACCGTTTGCGTCAAAGCCGAGAATTTTTCCGGCGCGGTCCGGCGCGCCAGGCAATGTGCCATCGCGCGAGTATTCAGCGAGCGGATAGCGGATCGAATTGAACTGACGTGAAGCGATCTGTTGGCAGATCATCGTCAATTTATCGAATGCTTTCTCGTTTGTCTTGGCCGGAAACGGGTCGTTCTGCTGAAACTGCGTCTCTTGCGTTACCGCGATGTTGCGATAAATATGCAGGTCGAAACCGGCGGCCTGTACCGACAGCGTCGTCAGCGTACCGCCGTTCTGATCACCGGCGCCTGATACGGTGAAATCGGTGCCGAGCACCAACTGCGACACCCCCTCGTTCGCGTCGATTCGATCAACGACGATGTCCTTCTCGCTGATGAAGTAAAACGGGATCGGAAACGTGACGGTGGACCCGTCCGTCGCGTGGGTGATATCCTGACTCGGAGAGGTGACAGTCATTGGCGCAGCCCTTGAATAGACTGCGCCATGCTGCCGTTTAACCCTCGCGGAATCTTGCGTTATTGGCCGCCGACAGCCGCCGTGAGATCCGGCGCGCGCTGCGGCGCGCCCGTGCCCGGCGACCAGTAGTAATCGTTGTGGTACTGCGTGCGCGACCGGTTCATGTTCCGCTGCGTGACGCCCGGCGACAGGTTCTCGGCGAGGTTGTCCCAAATCAGGCGGTTCCACACTGTTTTCCAGAACCAGAGATTCACGAGCGGCGTGTTCGACTGCGCGATCTTAAGCAGGTCGGCGCTGACGTGCGTGTCCTTGCCCTGCGCCGCATCCTGCACGTTCGACGAGATTGCGCGCAGTGGCTGGAACAGAGTCGACAGCAGCGGGCCGCCGACGGCGCTCCCGAGCAGCGAGCCGTAGTCGGCCGACTCGAACGCCGCGACCAGCATGTCTCCGGCGAAGCCCGCGCCACCGCCGACCGAGAACGCGCGCGTCCAGAAACCGGCTGCGTGCTTCACGTCGTCGAACATCGGTTCTGGATCCTTGCCGGCGAGCAGGTTCTTCGCCTGCGTCGAGATAGCGCCGATCAGCGTCGTGCTCACGACGAGCGCCGCGGCGTAGGCCATCGGGTTCGCGAGCGCCGGCGCGCCGTCGACGCGGAAGTCACCCGAGCGCCGCATTTCGCCGATGCGCCCCCAATGCCGCGAGATCATCGCCATCGGGAACGACTTGAACTGCATGAACGACTTTTTCAGTTCGCCCGTGACCGTGCCGGGCGTGGCCGAAGCGATCACCTTCGTGCGTAGGTCAGGGTTCAGCACGGCGAACTCGCCTTCCTCGCGGATCATGCCGAGCAGCTTCGGCACGACGTTGGCGGCGCGCGCGTCGCCAGTCGCGTACAGCGCATCGGGCGTCAGGTACTCGGCATCGCCGTACTTGCCTGGCGTCGCCTTGTTCACGATCGCCCAATCGTCGGCCGTCAGCCCTGCGCGCGTGAGCGCGCGGCGATCCCATTCCGTCAGGCTATTCCAGTCGGTGCGGCCGATACCGGCGAGGCCGCGCATCATGTGCGACTGAAACGCCGTGCGCAACGCATCCGTCCAGCCGGTGACGCCGCCGAACTTCATCGTCGCAGCTGACAGGTTGCGGGCCCACGTCGTCGCGAGGTTGTCGGTGCCCCACCGGTTCAGGCCGTGCTCGAGCGATTCGGCGATCAGCCCCTGCGACGACAGCCACGACCGGAAGTCCTTCGAGCCAGGCGACATCAGACGCGCGGCTGTGCCGAGCGTCTTGAAGAACGGCACCTTGTTGTAGCCGGCCGTCACGAACATCGTGCCGACGTCGCCGAGCGCGGCGAGCACCGTGCCCTGCAGCTTCACGGCGCTGACGGTCGTGCGCAGCGTTTCCATCTTCCGCGCGAGCGCCGGATTTACCGGTGTGTTCGTCGCGCCGGTGACGTAGTTCCAGTACGCGCCGACCGACGTCATACCGCCTTCGAGCGTGCGCATTTCCGTGCCGTCGTGCACGGCCGTCAGCTGCATCTGCGTCTTCATGTTGCGCGTCGGGTTCGGGCCATAGCGCTCGACGAGCGCGATATTCTTCGCCATGCCGCCGACATGGTCGACCAGCGCGTTCAACAGCGATCCTTCGCCGAACTGGCGGTTGTACTGGATATGCGCATCGGCGTCGCGGAAGTGCAGTACACGGTGCGCGGATCCCGCGTTCGCGCGCGCGGCGCCGCCGGACGTCTCGCCCGGCACGATCTTGTTCACACCGCCATACGCGATCGTGTCCCATACGCCCTGCTTGCGCGGCGCGATGTTGCCGCGCGCGGCCGCGTTCGCGCGCTCCCACGCCTCGCGATCCTCGCCGACCAGCACCTTGCGCAGCTCCGCGTCGCTCAGCGGATTGCCGGCGTCATCGATGTACTGCGAGCGGTCAAGCAGCGGCATCACCGCATCCGCCCATGCGTGCCGCTGCGCATCCGATCCGTTGCCGAGCACCTTGCCTTGCGCGTGACGGATCGGCACGTAACCGTAATCGAGCTCACCGACGTTGCCGCCGGCCCGGTTGAATCGCTCACGCATTGCACTCGTCGTCTTGCCGATCTGCTCGGCGGCAGCCTTCGCGACTTCGTTGCCCGTCGAGCCGTCCGCGCCGCGATACACCTCACGGATGATGTCGCGCTCCATCGCCGGGTTGTCCACGTCAAACGCGCGCGCGAGGAAGTTCTGCCCTACCTTCATCGCGTCGATCGCGCCCATCGTCTGCCGCATGTAATCCGACTTGATCGCGCCCGCCAGCACGTACGTCTGTTCGATGTCGTGCTTCACGAGCGATTCCCGCGCGTGCTTGCGGTGAGCGTTTTCGGGATCGGCGTACAGCGCTTCCTGAATCCGATCGGTCGTCTCGATCTGCTTGGCGATCTGCATCTGCTTGCGGGCTCGGTCGAGATCTGCCTCGTGCACGAGCTGCTGCCGCGCCCACTCGGCGCCGGCCGCGACGCGGTCGGCCTGCGACATCGACGTCCAGGCCGCGGGATCCTGTCGCGCAGTCGCGCGCATGCCAGCGCGCACGCGGTTCTCGATTCCGTCGATCTCGGCCTGCGTGAGCTTGCGGCCGGCGGCCGTCTCTACCGCGTTGACGCACTTCTGATGCATTTAGCCCCCCAGGCTGATGAAGCAGTTCGCGGCGACTTCGAACAGGCCGGCGTCCTGCGTGTTCATGGCGTGCTCGTCGTCGATCTGCTGCATTAGTTCGGCGACGGTGCCGGTGCGTTCGCCGGCGGGCGTGTCGATCGTGACCTGCATGTCCGGCCGCAGTGCGGCGGTATCGCGCAAGTTCGCCTCGATGGCGCGGGCGCTCGGCGACCCCGCGGCCGGCGGCGCGCCGGCTGCGCGCAGCGCGGCGGCAGCGGGGATCGTATCGGCCGCCTGCAGAACCGGATCTTGCGGCTCGCGGTACGTTACGGGCTCGCGCCGCGTCTGCGCGCGCACGACATCTTCGACGAACCGCGACAGCGGCGTGCGGCGCGTGGCCGGCGCGTCGATCCCGGCGCGCGCCGTGCGCAGGTCGGCCAGTTGCGCGTCGAGCGCGCCGAGCTGCTGGTGCGCTTGCTGCGCGCGTGCGTTTTCCTCGATCGCGCCGCGCAGCCGCTGTACCTGCGCGTCATGGTCGGCGACCGCCGCGTCCATCTGCTTTTGCGCCTTCGCGGCCGCGGCCTTGTACTTCATGCCTTGGTCCTGCAGCTGGCGCGTCAGCTCTTTCACACCGGCGGCGGAATTGTCCGGTCGCGCGGCGGTGAGCTGGTCGAGCTCAGCGCGCATCTGCGATACGGTGCCCTGATCGGCGAGCCCGGCGGCCTGCTGCGCGACGCCGGTGCGTTGCGTTTCGGTGTCGGCGATCAGCGAGTCGAGCGCGGTCGCCCGCGCCGAATCGTCGCCCGTCACGAATCGCGCGACATCCGGGAACTGGCCGGCGTCCATCTGGCGCGCAGCGAGCTCGAACGCGTCCTGGTGCGCCGTCATCGCGGCGATGTCGCCGGGCGTGCCGAACACGTACGCGTCGTCAACGATCCGTTGCCCGCGCGCAAGCAGCGCCGCGTCGACCTGCTCGGGCGTCACGCGGAACGTCGCTGAGTCGATACCGCGCGTCGCGAGGTAGTCGTTCACACGATCGAGATACGCGGCCGTCTCGTTCGCCGGCGGGCGCTCGCCGCGCAACACCGCAGCAGCCTGCTTCGGGCCGCCGTTGTAGTCGGCGATCATCGCCTGCAGGTTGCCGCCGTACTGCTTCTGCGTGTCGGCCAGGTACTTCGCCATGCCATCGAGCGCCTGCATCGGGTCCGTCGCGTCCGTCACGCCGTACTTACGCAGGTTCTCGGGCATCATCTGCGACACGCCGGCCGCGCCCTTGGGTGATACCTGCCCCGAATTCGACTTCTCACCGGCGTTCTTCAGCGCGAGCATCAGCTCGGGTGGCACGCCGGCCGACTGCGCTGCCTGCACGGCATACGCGTCGAGCTGCGGCGCGTTGTACGGCAGTGCGCGGCGCGCGTCGATCGACAGTGTTTCGAGGGGCGCCGTCGCTGCGGCGGCCGTCTGCCGCGCGCCGCGCGCCGACACCGCGGTGTGCACGCCGGCGAACGTGCCCGCCATCAGCGTCGCCGCCGCAAGGTTGACCGGGTCGAGTGGGTTGATCTGGTCGGCCAGGTGGTCGTAATTCGCGTTGCGCAGGATGGCCTTTTCGATACCGGCCTGCGCGATCGCGGCGCCCGGCCCGCCCGCCGCGACGAGACCGATCGTGCGCGGTAGCGTCGAGCCGGCCACCGGCAGCACGGCGCCAGCGCCCGTAATTGCGCCTTCGACCGCGCCGACCGCCGTCCGCGTGCCGACGTCAACGCCCTGCCGTTTCAGGTCTTCCGCGCGCGACATGCCGATCGACGTGCCGCCGACGGCCGCACCGGCCAGCGGTCCGCCGAGCACCGCGGCCGGCACGATCTGCGTGAGGCCCGACATCGCGCCCTGCACCGTCTGGTCGATCGCCGTCGTGCGCGTCGGGTCCGGCTTGAACGTGTCGGATAGGTCGTACGCGCGCGTGCCGAGCGGCGACTCGAACAGGTGCCCGGCGCGCTGCTTCGCGATCGCCGCGTTCACCTGCTTGTCGGCGTCGGCCTGCGCTTGCGGATTCAGCGTGAGCGTATCCGGGTCGACGAAGATCTGGCTCAGGCCGGCAGCAAGGTCAGCGGCCGCGCCAAACAGCGCTGAACCGCCTTGCCCCACACCGCGGCCGACGGCCTGCGCGATCGAGGTGAGCGACGTCGACGGATAGCTGCGCGGCTCGGGCACGTCGATCTGGTTTTGCCCGCGCAGAAAGCTGGCGGTCTGGTCGGCATACAGCGAATCGACCGGCATTACATACCTCCCGGTAGTGGCATGGTCGGCGATTGCCCGGACGGCGTCGCACCTGCCGGGGCATTCTTCGTCGGGAACGTCAGATGCACCGTGACCGGCGCTCCGGTCTTGTCGGTGACGAACTTCGACCCGGTCGATACCGCGTACGTGCCGCGCACACCGACGCGCACGAGCCGGTAGCTCGCGAACTGCTTCACGAAGTCAGCAATCGGAATCTCGTGCCCGTTCGCGAACACGCTGTCGACACCGGGGTTTTCGATATTCGCTGCCGTCACCGACTTAACGGCGCTCTGGAAATCGTCCTCACGCCAGCCGTACGGCATCGCGACGACGTTCGGCTTGCCGTTGATCTGCTGGCCGCCCGTCGTCGAGATTCCGCCCGTCGCCCCGCTGATCGCGTTCTGCACGTCGGTGCTGCTCGGCTGCGAGCGCCCGCCACGCGCCGCGCTGCCGGCGGCGATGAAATACGCGGCTTCCTTCGCGTCGTCGGCCTGTTCAGGTGGCAGCGCGTCGCCGATCGCATTCGCGATCGTGGCGCGCATGCCGGTGCCTGCGGCGTCGTCGATCTTGACCGTCTTGTCTTTCAGTGCCTGCGCGCCGGTCAGAATGAACGTGCTGAGCGGCGCGCCGCTGGTCGTCAGCAACGGCTTTCCGCCGACGTCGGCCGCGCCTGCTTTCAGCGCGAGCGCGATGGCCGGGCTCTTTTCCTTCCACTGCGCGGCGAGATCCGCAATGCGGCCAGCATTGCCGAACGCCTGCCCGAGCTGATTCAGCGCCTGCGCCTTCGTGTCGATCGGCAGCGCGTCGATCGCGGTCAGCGTTTTCTCGGCTTCGTCCGGTGTCAGAAGCGACACGCGTCGGCCGGCGGCCTGCTCGACGGCGCCGGCCGCCTGCGCGCGCGCAGTCAGCGACGATACGAGGTTCGGCACGCTCGACGTATCGACCTTGGGCACGCCCTGCAGCACGCCGCGGTCGAGCGCCGCGTTCCACGGGTCGGCTTTGTACGCGGCGACGCTCGCCGTGTGGATCTGCTCGAGCTGCTTCGTGGCCGCAGCCTGATCCGGGTCAGTGCCGCGCGTCGCTGCCTCGGTCTGGTATTGCTGCAGCATCGCCGCTTGCTGCGGTAGTGACGCGCTCGCGAAGCCCGCGCGCTGGCCCGCCGTGTTGATCAGTTCGCGCACCGCACCGGCCACGCTCGTGCCCTGCGTGGATGTGAGCAGCTGGTTCGTGAATTCTGGACTCAGCTGCTTGCCCTCGTTGACCAGCGTCAACGCCTGGTTGTGCAGGTCGACGGCGGCGTTCTCGCGTTGCAGCGCGTCACGCTCGGCCGCGTTCTGCTGCTGTGCGACCAGCGCGCGCGCGTGCCCCTGCAGCGCGATCATCTTCGTCGGCGGGAGATCGCCGACCCATTCGTAGCCGGCCGGCAGCGGCTGATCCGTCTTCTGCGTGAGCACGTTAAGCGTCGCGTTCGGGTCCGCGGTCACCATGCGCATGCCGGCGGCCGTCGACGCCGTATCCTTGAAGTTTTCGACGAGCTTTGCTTTCGTCTGCGGATCGAGCGTAGCCGCGTCGATCAGCGCGAGTTGCGATGCGCGCGTCGTCCCGTACAGACTCGGGTCCATCGCGATCGCGCGCGCCGCGGTGTCGTTTCCCTGCTGGTACTGGCTGACGTTGTACGCGCGATGCTGTTCGGCCTGCCACGTGATCGCCTGTCCGGCGAGCGTCGTGCGCAGGTCGCCGAGCTGCATCGTGTAGAACCGCTTCGCCGGGCCGTCCGGCATCTGCTGCAGTTGCTGCTGCGAATAATCGTCGAAGCCTTTGATCAGGTTCGGCGTGAAATCCGGCGCGCCAGGTGCGGCACTGTCCTTCGCGGTCTGCATGTTTTGCAGCCACGTCACGCGATCGTTGCCGATCTGGCGCGCGACGGCGGCCTGTTCGTCCTGACGCTTCTGCGCGGCGAGCACGTCCGCGACTTGGCCGAGCGCCGAACCAACCTGCTGCAGCGCAGCGCCCGAGCTGTCATCGACCGTCGCCAGTGGCGTGCGCGCGCCGGACGTCTGCAGCGCGGGCGTGACCTGCCGCTCGTAGACGGGGATCTTGATCGACATTACAGGCCCCCCGAGAAGCCAAACTTGTTCGCTCCGGAGTACAGCCCGGCCGTCAGATTGCCTGCGCTTCCGAACGACGACAGGCCGCCGAGCGACGAGAACGAGCCGCCCGTGCCGCTCGACAGTAAGCTACCGCCGGCCTTGGCATATGAGCCGATACCCCCGAGCACCGACGCAGCGGCCGAGATCCCGCCGCTGATCATGCTGTTGCGCGCGTTCGCGCGAGCCGTGCTCGCGGCGAACCGGTCCTGCGTTGCCTGATCTTCGAGCGACTGGCCCTGCAGAATGCCCTGATATCGGGTCTGCAATGCGTCGAGCTCGGCGTTGCGAACGCTCTGCACCTGCGTGTCGAGTGCCGAACCGGCGTTCGGGTTGAAGCCGGATTCGGACACCGCCGCGCGCTGCGCGCCGAGCTGCTGCCCGGCCTGCTCGCGTTGCGCCTGCTCCCGATTCACGCCTTGCGCATAGACCTGCTGAGCCTGGTCGTTCGCGAGTTGCGCGTTGCGGTCCATGATCGCGGCTTGCTGGCGCTCGGCCGAGGCTTTCGCTGCGCCGGACGCGAGCGCCCCCGCCGCGCTCACGCCAGCGCTGATCATGCTCAACACGCCAGCCGAGCCGGCCGCGGCGCTCGCGGCCGAGCCAGCCATTGCGATCAGCGGTAGGAACGCCATTATTTAACCCTCGCAAAAAGAATCATGTCGCGGCCGTCGACCGTGTATTTCCGACGCACGCCCTCAGCCACAAAGCCTAGGTGTTCAGCCCATGCGATCGCGGCTTTGTGCTCAGTGTCGACGTCCATTTCGATACGCCGCCACGGCGCCTCGGCCAGCTTCGCGCGCACCATCCGATGCGCCGTGCGGAAGCGCCCAAGCAGCGGCGCGGAAATCAGCGTCCATGCCTGCGCACGGTTCTCCCAGCACTCGACCAGGCCGCCGCACCCGAGCACGACGCCGTCCTCGGTGAGCGTCCAGCCGATCTGCGTAGACGAACAGAGCAACTGCGCGTACTCGGGCGTGAGCAGGCCCGCCGACGTCATTTGCGCCGGCTGCAGGTGCACCGACAGGATGTGCTCGGGGCGTAGCGGTTCAGCGATCATCTTGCGTATCCAGAATCGGGAAGAACCCGAGCAGGGTCACGGGCAGCGGCTGATCGTTCTGGTAGCAGATCCACGACTGCCCCTCGTAACCGCCGCGCCAGTCGGACTCCATGTCACCATCGAACAACGGGACCGCTTGATCCATCGCGTTCGACGGCTTACGGAAGTTCAGTTGCTCGAGATCTTTGTCTGCGAACGTTGGCCCAACGGCGCCGCCCAGGCTCCGCGAGAAGCGCGTCGCGATGTTCGTAACGCGCTTTGTCTTTCCTTGCGCTGTCCCGTTTGCGGCGCCTGCGTTCAGCTGCATGGTTTGAATGCGACATTTCGTCGGAACTCCGATATGCACGACCGATGCCGGCCAGTCGAGCGTGATCGCACCGGCCGTAACCGTGCGCGCCGGATGCACGGCGCCATCCGTCAGCACCGCAACCGCGAGCCCTTCGAGGTGCCCGAGGCCGTCGATCGTCGTCGTCGGTGCGCCGCTGTATGTGATCCCGGCGTCGACGTAGAACGCTGCGGATTGCGGTTCATCGTCCTGCAGCGCGGGGTTCAGATATTCGACGTAGCGCACGGTCTGCCCGTTGATCTGGCGGCGCACGATCATCCACAGGTCATCCGACGCGCCGTCCGGCGCGGGCATCGACGCGACGCACTCGACGAAGCCGTTCGCATCGGGATGGCGATGCCAGCCGTAGACGTCGCTGCGCCCGGCTTCCTCGTCGTACGTGCAGCCGATGAGCTGCCCGTCGGCGCGCGCGGCCCACACAACGGCATGTGGCTCTTGCTGGAAGCAGATCGACATGACCCCGTTGTTCGTGCCGGCGTGGCCGCGCGTGATGTGGTCGGCGATCTTCGTTACGTCCGTCGACACGTAGTTATCCGACGAAAAGTCGTATTTGAAGTCGCGCAGCTTGCGGCCAGCCTTCTGCACGAACATGATTGTGCCGCCGACCTGCACCGGCTGGATCCGCTTTGAGCCGTACGACGTGCGGCGCGCAGCGTTGAGGTTGGTAGCGCTCACCGGCTGCGACGCGTTTGCCGGGCCAATTACCCACTCGTCGCCCGTCATGCCAATTAACAGGCTGTCGGACTCGACCATCCACGCCAGCTTATTCAGCTGCCGCGCGTTGAGCTGCTGCACGATCGCGGAATCGTCGGTCTGCTGGTCGGCGTCTTTCGTCTTGAATACCTCGAAGTCGGCGGACACGGACATCGCGAGCCAGCGGTCGCGCATCAAGCAAAGACGGTTGCGCCAGAACGTACCCATCTGCGGGAAGCCATCCGTCGCATTGAACAGCGATCGCGCCCACTTATATGTGCCCGTCGATACGACCTGTTCAGGGATCACGACCTGCTCAGTTGGGTCATTCGTCGTCACCTCGCCCGTCGCTGTCTGCGCATCGGTAACGCCCGTGATCAACACTGTTGCGTACCCCGAATGCTGGTAACGCCACATCGCGCCGATCGAACCGAAATTGTCGTTCGGTAGATCCTTGAAATCGCCGTCAGCGCGTTCTCCCTGCGTATGTGTTGGCGTCTCCGAGCCGGTGACTTGCGGTTCGCCTGGAACGTCAGGGCCGACAGCGGTGCAAAGATACACTCGCGATTCCACACGTCGGACATCATTCACGATGACGCGTTGGTGCACACTCCACGGCGGATGCGCTGAGTTATCGTACTGTTCGAGGTAGAACAGCGTCCCGACGTCTGACGGACGAAATACGGCGCCGGTCGCGGTGAGCGTCACGTTACCGGACTGAGCAGAAGCCTTCACCGTCACGTTGCTATCGCTATTGACGGTTGCAAACGGGCCGCCGACGAACGTAACGGTCTGCATCGCGAACGTCGTCGCACTCGTGCGCAGCAGCTTTTGCGTCTGGTAGCTGCCGTGGAACAGGTACATCGTGTCCGCGCTCTGCGTCGCGCGGATCGCGAACGTTCCGTCTTCTGTCGTCAGGTCCGCGAGCGCGTACGGCGTCGCGATCTCGACCGGCGTGCCGGCATTCACGAGCTGCCCGCGGTTCACGAAAAAGCGGATGTAGTGGTCGCCGAATTCGAGCATGTATGCGATGCCGTCCGCGACGATGAACGGTAGCAACCATGCCTGCTTGGTCGAATCCTTTATCGGCGCAACGAAGCGCTTGCCACCGCGACGGATCGCCGGCCCCTGCACGGTCGCGATGAAGTTCTCCATCACCTGGCAACCGTTCGGGTATTTCGCCAGATCGACACGAGCACCGAGTAACGGCGAGAGTTCGCCGGCGTCGAACGAAACCTGCTGCGGTGCTGCCTTCGGCATGCGCCCTCCTAACTGCGGATGATCGGCGTTTCGCCTGGAAACGGCACGCCGTTACGCGATTCGAGCCACGTGTCGTCGCCGAGCGGCTGCGACGGGCGCTCGATTGCGTTGACGCGGATCGCTGCGGTGATCGCCTGATCGTGCTCGGCCCATGCGCCTTGTCGCTTCGTTGCGCTCTGCGTCAGACTCTCGCAGGCTTCCGCCGCCAGACGGCAGGCGAACGCCTCGCGAAACAGCGGGTCCATCGCGTTCGGATCGGTGACGCGCTTCGCGTAGCGGATGTACAGCGGGGGCGCCAGATCGGTCAGCATGTTGCCGTTCTCGATGCTGAACAGCCCGCGCGTGTCCGTGCGCGGGTAGACGAGGAACTGGCCGATCTGGATCAGGCGGATGAAGTCGGCCGGCAACCGGTACTGGTAGCTGAACCCGAACAGCGGCGCGTCGGCAAGCGCGGCGAGCTGCGCGCGCGCCTTCGTGAACGACCAGACGTGCGCGCGCAAGCATGCGTCGAGCACGTCGTCGTACATCGAGTTGAGCGTAGCCGCGGCCTTCGAATCCTCGTCGAGCGACGTGATGCGCTTGTCGCCGAGCTTCGTCAGCGCGCGGTTACAGATTCCGACTTGCGACGCCATTCGTCAGTCCGTTACTGCAGATCGTCGCCGGCCTGCTCGCCGGACGAGCCGGAACCACTCGTCTGATCCGTGCTCGACGTGCTGTCGACGCGACCACGGGCTTTTGGGCCAGTCGGCGCCTCATCCGTCGGAACGAACCACGACGCCTTTTCGCCCTTGTCGACGTCGAACACTTCGCCCGGACGCTTGCGCGCGCCGCGGTAGAAACCCATCTTGATCGCCTTGACCTTCGGCATGGCTTACCTCGTAGAGAAAAATACACGGGCGGCCGTTGCCGCCCACCGATCAGCCAGCGTCGCTTACGCGATACCGTCCGGGTATGCCTGCCACGACGACGGATCCTGGTCGGTCAGGAACGCGTTCAGCGTGACGCTCGGGGTCGTACCGCCGAGCGTGTAGTTCAGGCGCAGGTAGCGCTCGTTCGCGAACGGCATGCCGATCACGAGGCGCGCGCCGGCGGTCAGCGACGCGGCAGCGGGCGCAACCGTGGCGATCGTCGTCGGCGAGCTGAACGCGGAGTTGTCGTCGGTCTGCAGCGCGATCGAGTAGGTTTCGTCGCCGGTCGTGTTGTCGGCGGCCACGGCCGCAGCGACGACGACCCACAGCGGACGGCCCGGACCGATGTCGCGGTCGCTGCCGAGGTCGATGATGTTCGTCGATGCACCGGACGCCGTCAGCGCCTGCGCACGCGAGAATTCGAGAAGCGAGTCGATGTACATTGCGATGTCCTTTCGAATTGGTTCAGAGAGGGAAGACGGCGCCGAAGCGCCGCCCCGCCGCGTTAGACGACGCGCGATTCCGTGTTGAGGATCGCGTCCGTGCGGCGCACCGGAATGCCGTCGAACATCATCACGCGTTCACCCGACACGGTGTCCCAGGTCAGGTTGTTTGCGATCTTGTCGATGATGCCGAGCCGCAGCTTTTCGCGGACGGTGCGGTTGACGTACCAGGCCGCGCGGCCCATGCCGAATTGCGGGATGCGTTCCGACGCCATGATCATGTAGCGGATCAGCGCCTGCGCATTGGCCGACGTCGCGATATCCGACACGTCGATGTTGCAGACGCGCGCCACGTAGCGCCAATCGCGCAGCGTGAAGCCGAGATCCCACTTGTAGTGCGTGCGGTACGCTTCCATGCGTCCGCCAGCACCGTCGGCGTTCTCGACCGTAACTTGGCCCTTGTCGGTCACGCTGAGGCCGGTCTTCGAGCCTTTCGGGGTGATCATGTGCGCCGTGTTCGGCCCCCACACCACGAGCCAGATCGACGTGTTGTCGGTGCCAGTGCCTTGACCATCGATGATGTTGTCGGCGTTCTGCGCGGACAGCGAGTTGTAGCGCGGCGCCAGGCCGGTGAACTCGGCCGGGGCGCTGCCTTCGTTGCCGTAGATCAGCGTCTGCGCAGCTTCCTGGTTGATGCCCTCGATATGCGCGTGGTCCTCGGACAGCCGGAACGACATCGCATTGCCGTTCAGGTCGGCGAGTGCCTTGTCCACTTCCGCGTAGTCTTCGAGCATGCCGCAGTTGTCCGTGACCTGGACCTTGGTCGCCTTGGTCGGCTGGACGCCGCCGTACAGCTTGCGCCATGTCGGCGTCGGCAGGCCCGATCGGATCGTCGAGCGATTGCCGGTCGGCAGATTGCCCTCGATGAACGTTGCGTCCGCGAGGATCTCGTTCGTCTGGTCGAGGATCTCGATCGTCTGCGCGACCGAGCCGTCCGGGTCGAGGCCCTTCGCGATGTCCGCGAGGGTCGGGTTGTTCGTAGCAAGAGTGACCATAAAAGCTCCTTACGTTTTCGTGTTGGCGTAGAACTTCGCAGCGCGTTGTTCAGGAGTGAGTGCCGCGCCGCTGCCACCAGCACCACCCGGATTCAAAACCCCTTCGCTCAGCGACGCGCCGATCTGCGAGAACACCTTGATCGTCGCTGCGTCGCCGGATGCCCCGGCGAGCTTGTCGATCACCTCGCCCGACACACCGAACTTGCGCATCGCCTGGCGGCCGAGCTCGACGTTCTTGTCGTAGCTGTCGCCCCACTCGCTTTTCAGCGCAGTGAGCTCGGCCTCACCCTTCGCGACGCGCGCCGACTCGGCCGCCGTAATCTGGTCCTTCGCGTACACATCCCACTTCGCGGCCAGCGCCTTCGCGGCCTCGGCCGGAATACCGGCCTCGTGGAACCACGCCGAAGCGGTCTTCGCGAAATCGGTGTCGCCGAGCTGGTATTCCTCGGCGGTTGCCGGCGCCGCATGCTTCGCCTCGAACTCGCGCATTGCCTTCACCGCGTCGTCCACGCCCTTGAAGCCCTTGGCTTCGACAAACTGGCGCAGGTCAGCGTCGGCGATAGATTGCAGCCATGCCGACGCGGAATCTTGCGTACCTGCTGCGGGCGCGTTGCCGTCGGTCGGCGTTGCGGCGGGTGCGGCGGGTGCGGCGGGTGCGGCGGGTGCGTCGCCCGCCGGCTCGCCGGTCGGAGTTGCTTCGCCTTCGAGCAGTCGGAATTTGCGGAACATGCGGAAAAACATGGAACCTCCTGAATCGGTTGGTTGTGGCCGAGCGCGTGATTACGCGGCTTCGTGCAGGCGTTGCTTCAGCAGATAGCCCTCGAGCGGCCAGATCTTCGTGACGGCGTTCGCGCGCGCGATCTTGCGGCCGATCTCGGCATCGAAGTTTTCGGGCGATGCGCACGCCGATTCACCAGTCACGGTGAAGCCGTTGCGCAGCACGAGCACACAGAACGTCAGCAAGCTCATCGAGCCGTGATCGTCCGGGTTTGCGCAGTGCGCCGTCGCTTCGCCCGCGTTGATGTAGTACTCGCTGACGATCGCCGCCTCGATGTCGGTCGGCGTGACGCGCGGCGCCGTCTTGCCCTTGGCAATGATTTCCTGCTCGATTTCGTTGTCGTTCACGGATTGCTCCTATCATGTCGTCGGGGTGTTGCTGTAGAACTTCGCCGCGCGCTGCTCGGGCGATTGCGTTTCAGGTGCGAGCGCCATGTCGGTGATCTGCAGCGACAGGCTCGTGTCGGTGCCTTCCTGGTTCTCGTACTGGCTCTTGCTGCAGACCTCGACGCGCGCCGTCAGCATCAGCGGCGCGCCGACGTCCGGCAGCGTGGACATACCGAGCTTCGCCAGCACCTCGTCGTCCAGGTAGATCGTCAACCCGCACGGGTATGCGGGCCGGTCTTCCGGCGCGGCCGTTGCGGTGCCTTCGGCTGCTTCGATCTTCGCCTCGTCGGGCGTGAGCTTCATCGATACGAGATTCATTCGGGGGCCTCGTCCTTCAGGGAGTTGAGTTGCGCGTCTTCCATCCCGAGGATCTGGATCAGGCGCACGAACACCTCGCGCCGGCCCTCGGCGACCATCGTCGCGAGCGGATCGATCGTGCGTTGCACGGGAGACGTGATAACGGTCGACTGGCTGGCGCGGCAGAACTGTGCGAGATCCGCGAGCACGGCCTCACCGGCGGGCGTCAGCTTTCCGCGCTCGTCGCAGAAGCAACGCCGGTATTGCTCGCGGCGGTTCCAGAATCGGAGAAATCGGCTGATCGGTTCGCGCATCAGACCCTCGCCGTCTGCGCAGCCGTCTGCGCGTCGCTGAGATCCTTGATCGCACCGGCGGCCACGGGCGCGGCGGCGAGCATCTGCTGCATCTGCGCGGCCTGCGCCTCGGCGGCTTGCTGCGCCTGCAGTTCCTCGTCGGTGCTCATCGCCTCGACTGGCACGCCACCGTAGTCGGCGAGCAGGCGTGCGATGCGCGCGCCGTTCGGTACCTTCGCGGCGTTCGGGTCGAACTGCGCAACGATGCCGAGCTGCTGCAGCCATTGCAGAATCGCCGCGCCTTCGCCGGCGCGCATCGACTTGTTCAGCGGGCTGTCGTACTCGACGTCGACATCCGCGCCAGCGTCGATCAGTTCCTGCGGCATGTCCGGCAGCTGGCCGGCCTCGGCGAGGATGTCGACCTCGCGCGCGATCATCGGGCCGAGCAACTCCGACTGCGTGCGGCCGAGCGTCGGCGCGAGCAGCACGCCCTTTTCCTGCGCGCGCTGCAGCACCTCGGTTGCGGTCATGTCGCCGCTGTCGACGAGGATCTGGAACAGCGTGACGTAGAACCACTGGTTGATCGTTTGCCGCGTGTCCTGCGCGAACTCGATCCCGATCTGCGCCTGCTTGCCCGTGAGCAGCGGCTTGACCATTTCCTCGCCCTTCTCGTTCAGACCGCCCCAGTTCAGGGAGCCGGAACGCAGGTCAAAGCCTTCGAGCACGCCGTCCTCGCTCACGAGCAGCGGCGGGTCGACCAGCTTCTGAGCACCGCGGATGTTGGTCTTCGCCATGTCGTTCGCCATGCGCACGTCCGGCATGGCGTCGTAGGCCGGGCTTCCGCCATACACGTCGTCGGTGCCGACGTAGAAGCGCCCGATAGCGAACGGGAACGTGCGGAAGCCGCTGTTCTGGACGATCCGATCGCGGCCCTCGTCGAGCCAGTACGACGCGAACCGCATGTTGCGGCCGTCGAGCTTGCGCGTATCGCGGTCGGCGCGCGGCTCGACGGCGTGATAGAAGATCGCCGACTTCTCCGGGTCGCGCTCGAGCATCGATTGCATCGACGGCGACAGGTTCTCGCGACCGAAACGCTGCGCGGCCTGGCGCAGCGTCAGCTCCCATTGCACATGCGTCTTGTCGATCAGCCCGGAATTGTTCTCGGCGAACCAGAGGCGCTGCATCGGCACGTTGCGGTAGACGATGCCGCTGCCAACGTCATGCTCGATCATCAACGCGCCCGGCCCGAACAGGCCGATGCTTTGGTAGGTCGCGCCCATCTGCGTGACGAAGCCGCCTTGCCAGCGGTAGCGTGCGGCGAACAGCATGCGCACGACGGCCTGCAGGTACGCCTTCACGGACGCGGCCTCGTTCAACGCGTCGTTGCCCGTCTTCAACCTGTGCCAGAGCTGCGTGGCCGGCGTGATCATCGAATCCATCGCCGCGACGAAGTTGCGCAGCGCGAGCGGCGCCGTCGAGTCGAACATCTTCTGCGAGCGCTCGCGGCCCTTGTCGTTGTCCGGGCGCGGCATCTGGCCGAACTTGTCGAGGCGCGGCATCAGGTAGTCGATGACGTCGTTCCACACGGCCTCGTACGACTGCCGCTTTTCCTTCATGCGGCCGTGGTCGGCGTTCAACGCCTCGAGGATCTTCGCGTCGTCGTTCGTCATTGCCCGAGCATGGCTTTGCCCGCGGCGCTTGCCGCAGGCGCATTGACGGACGAGGAAGCGACCGACGTGGAATCGCCGGCGAGGATCGTCGCGGCGGTGCCGCGGCGCTTGCGCAGCTTGGCGGCAGTGTCGTTCGCGGCGGCCGACGTGTCCGTCGTCGCCTGCGTGTTGTCCACCGCCTGCGGCATTGGGATATCGGGTGCACCGCTGAACAGACTGGCCATGATCGCTCCGGAGAATTCCCGGAGAGACTAGGCGGTAGTGCGCGCGGAATCTTGCGTTACTGAAGCTCGTTGAGTCTCGTTGAGTCTCGCTGAGACGATCAGTCGGTTGTCGCGCGGGTCGGCCGCTTGCCACCGGGCCGCTTCACGCGCACCAGGTGCTTGTGCTCGCCGGCGCCCACCAGCAGGTATTGCGCGGCTTCGGCCACGTGCGAATACATGTTCTTGTCCGCCTTGTCCGCGTACCGCTCGCCGCTCACGGCCATGCGGCGGAAGCAATAGCCGCCGGACAGCGCCTTGCGCAGCGTGCGGCAGTCGGGATGCACGAGCAGGCCCGGCTCGCCGTCGATGATCCGCGTCAGCGCCTCGTCGACGGCGCCGTAGCGTAGTGACGTGTCGTTCGTCGGCGCGGGCTTCGCCTCGAAGCCGGCGGCGCGCAGGATGCGGAACGGCGTGTCCTCGTCGTCTGCCTGCGAGCGCTGGTCGCCAGCCGGGTCGCCGTAGATGCCCGCGACCTCGAAGCCCGGATAGATTTCGGCGAGGTGCCGCTTCAGCTCGATGCCAAACTTGCGCGCGCCCATGCTCGTCGCGACGACTTCCGACCGGATGCGCCAGCCGCCCATCGGCTTGCGCTGCCCGATCACCGCGGCCGGCGTCAGGCCGAAGTCCATGCCGATCCAGAGCGGCAGCGACTTCGACAGCTCGAACGGCTTGCAGTGCAGCGAGTCCGCGTAGTCCGGATGCACGGGCTTGCCGTCGACCACGAACCCGTATTCGTTGCCGAGGTTCACCTTGATCCAGTCGAACTTCTTGCCCTCCATGCCGCGCTCGTAGTACCGCGGCGGCAGGTTGTCGATGTTCTCAGCACCCGGGTTCACGATCCACCGATCACCGTCGCGCACGACGCCGCCCGGCTGCCGGAAGAACGCGTATCCCTCAGGCTTCGTTTCCTCGGCGAGCACGTAGTACCAGTGGTCCGAGTCCGGCGCGTTGGTGTCGCCGAACAGGCCATACCAGGTCGGCCGCACGTCCTTCGGGTAACGGCCGACGCGCAGGTCGAGCATGTCGAGGATAGGCTTCGCCAGCTCTTTCACCTCGTTGAGCCACGCGAACGTGAGCTGCATGCCGCGCAGCTTGCGCTCATGCTCGGGGCGATCGAGCGCGATGAAGACCATTTCGGCTTCGACGCTCGTCCCATCCTCGAGCTCGAACGACAGGTAGTGCGTCGGCGGTTCAAGGCCGCCGCCCACCCACCGGCCCAGGTCGCCGAACATGTCGAGCCAGTCCTTCGCGGTCGTCGACAGCAGGTCCGGGTAGGTGTTCCGCACGGCCGCGCCGCGCGAGCGCCGCACGCCGTCGGTGTCGGGCTCCTGCTCGCACATGATGCGGAACGCCTTCCAGCAGCTGGCGTTCGTCTTGCCGCTGCCGAGCGGACCCATGATGAACGAGCGCGACGCGCGGGACAGGATGTAGCGTTCGAGCTCGGCGCCCTGCGGCTTGTAGTGGAATTCGATTTCGCTCATGGAAAACCGGGCGTCGCGCCCGTCGAAAAGGTAGCTAGGCGGGTAGCTGTGCGACGTTTTCACGTATCGAGCGCCGAGCAACGCCCGCCAGATAAGGCGATCACGTGTCGATTGAGATCGCCGTTGCGGATTTCAATTCTGTTTTCGGCCCGTCAGATCCTTGACGCGAACCTTCGGGCCTTTTGACAGTTCGAGCTTGTCGTTGAACATGCCGAAGTGACGGCCGAGCATTTCGAGGTTTTTCAGCTTGTCCGGCCACTTGATCTTTTTCAGGATCCCGACCATCTCGCGCGCATCGCCGTTGCCCTCGAACATCTCGGCCAGATCGAACCCACTGAGGTACTGACGCCAGACCTTCGGCCACTCGCTCACGGGTTTCAGCGACATGTCGTCGTTCATGATGTCGAGCACGTCCATAGCGTCAATCTCAGCCATACGTTTTAGCACGTGATCGGCGTCGATTGCGGTGCGCTTGCTGCGCTCGGCCATCAGCCGCGAAACCTCAGCCTGCACGCTAGCATTGGCTAACAGCCGTGCCGCCTGCTCGTTCGCTGTCCGCTCGCTGTATCCGGCGCGTCGCGCGGCTGCCGCGCCGTTCAGATCAATCACGTATTCCTGCGCGAATCGCTGGCGCTTTGCTGTCAGCTTGCTCATGCCCGCACCACACGCGCCAGAGGGTTCGAACGGAGCTGCATCGGCCGGCGCGGCGCGTCTTCGCGGCGCTTGCCCGTCTTCTCGCACCATACCGCGAGGATCATTTCGCCGCGGATGTGCGACGGCTCGGCGATTTCCTCGGTGTAGGCGCGGATAGAAGACTCGGGAATCACCCCGAACAGTTCCCGCGAGACGTCTTTCGGCATCAGGCCGAGGCGCCGCAGGTCAAACAGCACCTCGCGCCAATCAATTCCGCTTTGCGTCATGGTTTGCCCTTCCTTCATCGTTGACCGGAGCATTGTTCATCGCTTCGGTAAAGTCAAACTCGTAAATAAGTACAACTTAACAAGTAATTTTCAGCACGTTCCGGTTTGCGACGATAGCGACGATAAAACCCGTTTTTCCCTAAACTTTTCTCGCTCCTATAGAGACAAAAAGTTTATGAAAAGTGGGGGTTTATCGTCGCTATCGTCGCAACTGCGGCCTCGCACCAACAAACAACGCGTAAATTTCTACGCGTTCACTCAGCCAAGATCTGAACCGTCGAAGTCTGCTTCGGTATTCACGCAAATTCCTGCAAATCCGCGCCCGCGAATCCCGTGCGTGTCCTTAACTGGCAAAAAACCGCGTGCACCTAGGCGACGCGCCAGCGCGCGCGAATTAGCGATAAATCGCAGTTCGCCGCGCTGCTCGGCAAACGCGCGCCAGGACCGCCACAAATCCTCGTTCGATGCTGCCGACCCGTTGTCGACCTTGCAGCGCTCATCCATCCACTCACCGAGCAAATCCATGTCGGCCTTGTACGCATCGCGCGCCGCAGCGACCGTCTTCGGTGGCTTCAAGCCGTGCTGCTGATAGGCCAGCGCGCCGCGCACGCACCACGCAAGCACGCCGGCCAACTCGGCGGCGATGCGCTGCGCGCGGCCGGGATCCTTCACGATGTCCGGATCGCGGTCGAAATTCCGGGTGAACGGCACGAGCATCAGCCGGCGCCATATCGCATGATCGTCGCCCTTCACGATCGGCCGATGGTTGGTCGGCATGAATGCGACCCACGTCGGTACGATCTCGACCGTCGCTTTGGCGTACATGCCACGCGCCGGAATCGGATCGCCGCCTGTCATGCTCTTGATCAGCCCTTCGCGCAGCTCGCTACCCTCGTCCGGCTCGCTCACATAGACGAAGCGCGCGCCGCGCAGGCGCAGCAGATCCTCGCGCGCCGCACCTGCCGAACCGCCGCCCCCGGCGCCTGCCGACAGGAACGTCTCGGCGCTGGCCGATTTCGCGTGCCCGCCGAACGCTGAGCGGATCGCACCGAGCACGGTCGACTTTCCGTTCGAGCCCATGCCGTACGGGATGGCGAGCAAATCCTCGATTGGCACGCCCATGAGCGCGTAACCGATGAGGCGCTGGAAAAACTCGATCTGCTCGGCATCGTTGAAAAACACGTCGCGCACAGTCTGTTCGAACAGCGGCGCGGCCGCGCGGGGATCGTACGGCAGCGGCGTCACGACCGTGATGCGGTGTTCCTTGTCTGGCGGCAGCAGCGCGCCCGTGCGCAGGTCGACAGCGCCGTTCGCGACGCCGAGCAGGTGCGTGTGACGGTCGAGCTCGGTGACGGGAACGACGACGCGCGGGTCGGATGCCGCCAGGCGGATCATGTTCGACACCATCGCGGCCTTCTGACACACCGCGCAGAACTTGAAGAACTCGATCCGTTCTTCAGCCGTCTGCAGTTCCTCGGCCTCGTCCGGCAGCGCGCGGATCGTCTCCTTCGCCATGTTCTCGAGCTCGACCTGCACGGCGCGGCGCCAGTAGACGCCCGTCCAGATGAACCACGCTTCGAGCTCGGGCACGTACATCAGGCCCGCGCCGTAGCGATCGAGCATGCGCTCGGCGTTGCCGAACTCGGTGCGCGCGCGGTAACCCTTCGGCGGCTCGTCGCGGTCCTTCTTTTTCGCGGCGCGCGGCGGCTTGGCGGGCGGCCCCGATTCAACGAAGATGACCTCGTCGTCATCGAACGGCGCGTCGTCACGGGCCTCGACCACTGGCTCGGCAGCGCGCGGCGCGCCGACGGCGACGGCCTCGACGCGGGCGGCGACCTCGAAGTCGTCTTCGATCGGCTCCTGCCAGCCGTGCGCGCGCGCCAGGTGCAACACCGTGCGGCCGGTGATCGGCGCGCGCTCGTCGGTCGACGTCTTGCCGATGTGCGGCCACACGCGCTCGTCGAGGAACCGCGGGTTGTACTTGCTCGAACGCGCCGAGAACTCGTGCGCGAGCGCGAGGCCCGCGTCATCGCCGCGCGCCGCGTGGTGGATCGCGAACACGACGTTGCGCCATTCCTCGTAGTCGAGCTCGTCGTCACCGGCGTTCGGGATCATGTCGAGCGCCGACTTCAACGTCTCGAGTTCGACCGGCACGTCGACCGCGCCGGGCATCACGATTTCCTCGCGCGCGACGAGCGGCACGTCGGCGCTGGCCGGCCACTCCATGTCGGCCGCGTACTCCTTCGGCATGTCGTCGAGCTCGAACGCGTCGAGCGGCACCGACGCGCCGGCCAGCGGCAGCACGAACATGTTGCCGAAGCCGTCGCTCGGCACGCTGTTCTGCTTGGGGAAGACCTCGACCTGGCCGGCGGCCACGCCCTTCGTGCCGTCGCGCAGCTCGCACGCGGCGAGCGCGTCGCGCAGCAGGCACCGCACGCTGTATGCGTCCTGCGGCGCGTCCCACAACAGGTAGATGTGCAGCCCTGCCCCGCCCGACGAGCGGAACGGGATCGGCCGCATGCCGCGCGCCTCGAGCTGCGCCATCACGCGCAGCGCCGCGGCTTGCATGTCGTACCACGAGGTTTCGCCCTTGTGCGAATCCAGGTCGAGACACGCGACGCGCGTCGTCGACTCGCCGGGCGCGATCTGTGCAGCGCCATACGCCGGCCCACCGTTCACGTGATGCGCGAGGCGCTCGGCCGTCAGCGGCTTGCGGATGTGCGACGGCGGGCCGTCGCGCTTCACCCAGCAGTGCGAAGTGACGACGCGCGAAACGATCGGCGCGAGCGCCGCGACCAGAGTCTCATTATTCATAGGAAATGTGCGCAGAACCGCGCGAAGATGTGGTGTGGGTGGGCACTCGCGATAGCGACCCAATTTGATGATTCGGATGCGTTTTGCATGGACGAATACCCACACAGGCAGTACGGGTATTCCCGTATGTGCCTGATTTTTCGGTTAATGTTCGGCCCGTGTTAGGTCGTACCTGACACTTTAGACGGGCAGCCCGTCGCGCGGATTGGGATACAGCGCCGGCGCAAGTTGGTGCGGCGTGATCTTCCAGTTCGTCAGCTCGGCCAGGCGCAAGACGCGCGGCTCGGGCACGCGGCCCTTGTCGATCCACTCGTAGATGGAGATTCGCGAGATGCCGAACGCGGCCGCAACAGCGGTTGCGCCGCCGGCCGCGGTTACTGCGTCCTTGATGAGTGACACGTTGCCCCCGTTCGATGTCAGGTATTGCTGTACATGGTAGTTATGCGCTGCCGTACAGTCAACTGAAAGTTAGGAGATTGTCGTGACCGAAGCTCAACACATTGGCACCCGCATCCGCGCACTGCGTAAAGCGAAGGGCCTGACGCTGCAGCAGGTCGCGGATACTTTCGGAATCTCGCGCGCGTCCGTCTCGGAATGGGAAAGCGGGCGTTCGAAGCCTGACGCCGCAAAGCTCACGAATCTCGCAGGTCTGCTCGACACATCGATCGAATATTTGCTGACCGGCAAGCAGCCGAACCTCATCCTGCAAGGGGCGCTCGCCGGCGGGACGCACCCAATCACGTCGTTGACCGGCCCTTTCGGAACGGTCGTAGGCGTCCTCGCTGGTGCGGCGAGTGGTGTGACAAAGTTAATGAAACAGAAGAATGTTGACGAAACTGTAAGCAACGTTACAGAATGGCCGGTCGGAAAGCTGCCCCTAATTTCATGGGTGCAGGCAGGAGACTGGAGCGAGATCGTGGACAACTTTCAACCGGGCGACGCCGAAGACTGGATCGCGTGCCCGTTCCCGAGCGGGCGGCACGGCTTCGTGCTGCGCGTCGTCGGCGACAGCATGTACAACCCCGGCGGCGACCTGTCGTTCCGCGACGGCGACTTCATCAGCGTGAACCCCGAACACGACGCACGCCACCGCAGCCTGGTCATCGCGCGCCGCGATCGCGAGAAAGCCACGTTCAAGCAGTTGCTGCTCGACGAAAGCGAAGGCCCGATGCTTCACGCGCTGAATCCGAACTGGCCGACACGCTACATTCCGTTCGACAAAAACACCGAGATCGTCGGCGTCGTCACCGGCCAGTGGCGTCCGCTCGTGTAACGCGCGCCCTACCCGCCAAACCGATACCCGCCGCGAGCGGGTATTTTTTCGCACTTTCTGTACAGCATCGCTTGACACCGAGGTATGGCGTCACCTACGATTCGTGTACAGCGTTGCCTGACGCGACGCATCAACCGGATCGGAGATTGTCGTGCTGCACACCGCCTATTTCGTGCTCGGTCTGCTGACCGGCATGTTTCTCGCCGCAGTCGTGTTCCTGGTCGCAATGGAACACGGCAAGCGCAACGCGCACTGATCGTGAACTTCCACCGCCTGCACACCGAGATCGTACCGCTCGCCGGCGGCTATCTCGAAGTCGCGTGCCCGGACATGGAGCGCCCCGCGCTGCAGCGTCACTGGCAGATCCGGCGCGTGGTGGACTGGAAGCACGTCGTCTGGTGCTGAACTGAATTACCCGCCGCGGCTCCGCGAGCCGCACAACCGTTAAGGAGTACTTTACATGAGTCTGGAACAGGCAATCGCCGCCAATACCGCGGCGGTCAAGGAACTCACCGCCGCGCTGCTGTCGATCGGCGCGCTGCAAACCGCGCAGGCGAGCGCCGCGCTCCATTCCACGCCCGGCGTCCAAGCAGTCGCCGCTGCGCAGCGCGAGCTCGCAGACAAGGAAGCCGCTGCTGCAAAAAAGCCGACGTCGGGCACGGCAGCGGATGCGCCTGCCGCCGATGCCTCGGACGCCGAGCAGACCGCGACCGAATCGAAGCCGTCTGGCGCGACGTCTGCACCGACTCCCGCGAAATCCAGCGACGCGCAGCAGAACGTCGAGCTCAAGCCGTGGGTCACACACACGGCTGAGATCTACGCCGAGTTGAAGGGCGCCGAGCCGACGCTCGAGAACGTGAAGCGCCTGATCGTCACGGGCCTGAACTCGAAGATCCCGGGCGACGGCCGCGCGATCGCCGAGGCCGTGCTCGCGCGCTTCGGCGCGAACGCGGTCAGCGAGAAGGCCGGCAAGCGCGGCCTGACCGCCGACCAGTATGCGGATGTGTTCGCCTACGGCCTGCGTGTGCTGGCCGGCGAGATCGACCCGCGCGAAGCCGAGACGCAGGAGTAAGCCGCCATGCGACTGACAAACATCGACCGCGACGCATTCGTTAAGGCCGTGATGGATGACGTGCCCAGCGTGGACTACAAGGAACAGGCGCGCGTCGCTATCCAGCGCAAGGCCGTCGACTTGCTGCCGCCGAAGTTGAAGGCGTTGCACAAGGAATTCGGCGCCTGGTTCAAGCATCATCATATGTGGAGTACCCCAGGCGATATCGGCACGGTGACTATCGTCGCCCACGATGAAAAAGAAACGCGGCAGCAGATGAAGGCCGACACCGCGTTCTGGCAGTCCATCGAGAAGATTGCGAAAGACCATGCTACGCAAGAGGCAGCGCATCGCGAGCTGGAAGCAAAAACGAAGGCCGCCATTTATGCGTGCACGACGCTGAAACAGGCACACGAGCGCCTGCCGGAATTCGCGAAGTACCTGCCGTCGCTCGACGCTGCGGTCGACCGCACGGTTCCGGTGATCGCGAACCTCGTTGCAGATTTGACCGCCGCGGGCTGGCCGAAGGGCAAGAAGCCGGCCGCACGGAAGGCGGTGCGTAAATGAACAAGACCGCCATCGCGGCCGTCGTCGAGGATCAGGAGCACGCGCTCCTGTCCCCCTCGTCGGCCTATACCTGGATCGAGTGCGGCGCGTCGACGGCCGCGCAGATCGGCCAGCCGGACGAGTCGAGCGAGTATGCCGACGAAGGCACGGCGGCGCACGAGCTCGCGAAGTGGTGCCTCGAACGCTGCGACGATGCCGAGCAGTACATCGGCACGGTGATCCCGGTCGGCACGGTGACGCGCCGTGACGAGGAATCCGGCGAAACGATCACCGAGCCGCGCCGCACGTTCGAAGTCGACGAGGAAATGGCCGCGCACGTGCAGCTGTACGTCGACGGCGTGCGCGAGCGCGTCGAGGCGCTGGAACTGGCCGGCGCCGAGGTAACGCTGCTCGTCGAGCAACGGCTATCGATCGAGCACATCACGGGCGAGCGCGGCGCGAAGGGCACAAGCGATTGCGTGATCATCGCCATGTGGCCGGACGGCCGCGCCGAGATCGAAGTGCGCGACCTGAAGTACGGGCGCGGCGTCGCGGTGCAGGCCGAGCGCAACTATCAGGCCATGATCTACGCGGCCGCGGCGTACGAGGAACACGGCGCGTTCTACGACTTCGAGCGCATCAACATCGTGATCCACCAGCCGCGCGTGAACGAGAAGCCGAGCGAGTGGGCCACGACACCGGCCGACCTGCACGCGTGGATCTCGGAAACCGCGAAGCCGGCGGCCGAGCGCGCGCTGCTGTACGTCGACAGCGTCGAGCTCGCGCCGCTCAGCCCGAGCGACTTCAACCCCGGCGAGAAGCAGTGCAAGTTCTGCAAGGCCAAGGCCGTGTGCCCGGCGCTCGCCGCGCACGTCGAGCAAACGATCGGCGAGGACTTCGACACCGTGGCCGACGCGCTCGCGCGCGGCACCGATGCGGGCGCGGCCGATCCGAAGCACGTCGAGCTGCTCGACAACGAACGCCTCGGCGTCATCTACGCGTCGCTCGACCTGATCGACTCGTGGATGAAGGCTGTGCGCGGCCGCATCGAGCACGAGCTGCTGCAGGCCCGCGCGGTGCCGGGCGTGAAACTCGTCGCCGGTCGCCGCGGCGCGCGTCAGTGGAACGAACCGGAAGCCGCCGAGGCGCTGCTGAAGTCTATGCGCTTGAAGCAGGACCAGATGTACAACTTCAAGCTCATCAGCCCCACGCAGGCCGACAAGCTGCTGTCGAAGGAATCGCCCCGACGCTGGAAGAAGGTCGAGGCGTTGATCGTGCAGCGCGAAGGCCGGCCCTCGGTCGCGCCGGACTCCGACCCGCGCCCCGCCCTCGAGATCCAACCGCCCGAAGACGACTTCGAAGTCGCAGCCGCCGACGACGGCAGCGACCTCGCGTAACCGCATCACCACATTCCACCGAAGGAGCCACACCCATGAAAGTCAAGCTCACCAACGTCCGTATCGCCTTCATCAACAACCTGCGCACGGCCGCGGAATTCGAAGCCGGCGACGGCAAGTTCCGCTACAGCGCGACGTTCCTCGTCGAGAAAGGCAGCGCGAACGACAAGGCGATCGAGGCCGCGATCAAGGCAGTCGCCGTCGAGGGTTGGGCCAAAAAGGCCGACGCGATGCTCGAAAGTTTCCGGAACAACTCGAACAAGTTCTGCTATCAGAACGGCGACCTGAAGGACTTCGACGGGTTCGAAGGCAACATGTACATCGCCGCGCACCGCAAGCGCGACGACGGCCGCCCGCTGCTGCTCGACAACGTCGCGGACCCGGAAACCGGCAAGCCTGCGCGCCTCATCGACACCAACGGCGAATGGCTGGCCGGCAAGGAATGCCGCATCTACGCCGGCTGCTACGTGAACGCGACGATCGACATCTACGCGCAGACGAAGACGAACCCCGGCATCCGCTGCGGCCTGATGGGCGTGCAGTTCCACGCGCCGGGCGACAGCTTCTCGGGCGCGAGCCCCGCGAACGAAGACGACTTCGAGGCGGCCGCGCCGGCGGACACCGAGGACGAACTCGGCTGATTGCAGCGTCGGGCCTCGTGCCCGGCCGCACGCTGATACGCGGGGCGCTCGTCTCCAGCCGTGGCCGGCGCTACGGCACACCACCCTTTCTCGCTACCCGTCGTCGCCCGCAGGTCAGCCGAACGGCGACGGCATGCGCAAACCGCGAGCGCTGAAATCAGACAGCGGAAAGATTGGGACGCCGGACCTTCGCACTACTTATCAGGAGATCGACGTGAGCGAAAAATCGCAATACATGACGGGCTACGACAACGGATACGCGGATGCGCAGCGTGCCGAAAAGGAGCGAAAAGCCGCGTCGATGACGGCCGCTGCACGCGACGTTCTCACGGAGCGCCGCCGTCAGATCGAACAGGAACACATTAAACCCCGGTTGGATGATCTGTATCGCCACGGTCAACTGGCGGTCGCCGCCGGGTGTTACCTACTCTTTTCCGACGCTTACCCGAACGCAGGCGAACCGCCCCCGCAGTGGCCGTTCGCCAACCCGTGGTGGAAACCGAAAGACTACCGCCGGGATGTACTGCGCGCAGCAGCCCTCGCGCTGGCTGAGCTGGAACGCATCGACCGAGCAGCCGCGAAATGAGCCTCGTCCTGCCGCGCCGGCGCGTGCACATCCGCTGCAGTCGGGAGAAGTGCAAACGGCGCTTCACGCTGCCGAAGCACCCCGACGAATACGTGCGCGGGTGGAAGTGCGCCGGCTGCGGCGGGACGAAGTTTCGCGAGATCAAGAACCGCGCGAAAGAAGCCTGCGCGACCGAGTGCCAGTGCGGCGCGTTCATCTGGACGGGCTCGACCGGTCGCTACGAATGCACGAAGCACCGCCGTGGCACGGTCGGCTGCTTCTACCGGCGCAACGGCGAGGAACGCAAGCCAGGCGACGCCGACTACCTGGACCCGAACTATGAACCCGAAACAGCAGATGCCGCTTGATCTGCGCGGCGGCCATCACGTCGGCCCGCTGTTCGTGCCCGTGAAGCGCCGCGCGCCGCTGATAACGTCGGGCCTGATGGCCGGCAAGCGCCGCCGCGCACGCGAGCTCCGTGCCACCCCGCCGTGGCTGTCGCCGCTGCAGCGTCTTGCGATCAGCGCGCTCTACCTGCTCGCGAACACCGCGACGCGCGTCACCGACGAGCAGTACGTCGTCGATCACATCGTGCCGCTCGACGGGAAGCTGGTGTGCGGGCTGCACGTGCACTGGAACATGCGCGTCACGCACTGGCGCGAGAACGCGGTGAAAGCCTGGCACACGTGGCCGGATATGCCGTTCGAGCAGATCGCCCTTTTCTAACAACCCATCGGTTGTATCCGTCGGATACAGCCTATCGCCTGTACAGGACTGCCCTGATGGAATTCGAACTGTTCACCGGCGACTGCATCGACGTGATGCACACCTTGCCGGCGGCATCCTTCGACGCGATCATTACCGACCCGCCCTACGGGGAGACGTCACTCGATTGGGATAAGCACGTGTCCGGATGGACGGCTGAGGCCGCCCGGCTGCTCAAACCGACAGGCTCGCTGTGGTGTTTTGGCTCGCTGCGCTTTTTCATGGAGCGCGCGAAGGACTTCGCCGACTGGACGATCGCGCAGGACACCGTGTGGGAAAAGCACAACGGGACGAACGCGTTCAAGGATCGATTCCGTCGTGTCCACGAGCACGCGATCCACGCCTATCGCGGCGCGTGGCGCGACGTCTACAAGAAACCACTTTTCACGCACGACGCCCGCGCGCGCACGGTTCGCCGTAAGGCACGCCCCGCGCAATGGGGCGACATCGGTGCGGCGTCGTATGCATCCGTCGACGGCGGTCCACGGTTGATGCGTTCGGTCATGTTCTGCCGGTCGATGCACGGTAGCGCCGTGCACCCTACGCAAAAACCTGTCGAGGTCGTTGCGCCCCTCATCGAATATTCTTGCCCGCCGGGCGGCCGCGTGCTCGATCCGTTCATGGGAAGCGGTACGACAGGCGTCGCGGCCGCTCAGCTTGGCTGCCATTTCACGGGGATCGAGCTGCGCGCGGACTTCGTCGCGATCGCTGGTGAACGCATCGCCCACGCTTACGGACTGGATCTCGCATGAAGCTCTGGCTCGACACAGAAACGTACTCGCCTACCCCGCTGAAGCACGGCACGCACCGCTACGCCGAACAGGTCGAGGTGATGATCTGGACGTGGGCCGTCGACGACGGCCCGGTCGGCACGTGGGATGTGACCACCGGCACACCGATGCCGGCTGAGCTCGACATGGCGATCGACGAGGCCGACGAATACTGGTGGCAGAACGGCGGCATGTTCGACCGCGTCGTGCTGTCGCACGCCGAGCCCGAGATCTTCGCGCGCATGCCCGAGGAAAAGTGGCGCGACACGATGGTGCAGGCGTACGCGCACGGGCTGCCCGGCGCGCTCGCACTGCTCTGCGAGATCTTCAACGTGCCGACCGACCAGGCGAAGGATAAGGAAGGGGCGCAGCTGATCCAGTTGTTCTGCAAGCCGCGGCCCGCGTTCAGCGAACTGCGCCGCGCCACGCGCGAGACACACCCCGAGCAGTGGGCGAAGTTCCTCGACTACGCTGGCCGCGACATTACCGCGATGCGCGCCGTGCACAAGGCGATGCCGCGCTGGAACTACCCGAACAACGCGGCCGAGCTGGCGCTCTGGCACCAGGACCAGCGCATCAACATGCGGGGCATGCAGATGGACGTCGAGCTCGCCGAGGCCGCGGTGCGTGCGATCGATCGTGCGCAGAAGGATCTCGCTGCGCGCACGGTCGAGCTCACCGACGGCGAAGTCGCGAAGGCCACGCAGCGCGACAAGCTGCTCGCGCACCTGCTCGCCGAGTATGGCGTCGACCTACCGGACATGAAGAAGTCGACGCTCGAGCGCCGCATCAACGATCCCGACCTGCCCGACCCGCTGCGCGAACTGCTGGCGATCCGGCTCGAAGCGACGATGACGAGCTCATCGAAATACAAAACCCTGCTGCGCGGCGTGTCGGCCGACGGCCGGCTGCGCGGCCTCATGCAGTTCTGCGGCGCCGCGCGCACGGGCCGCGTCGCGCACCGGCTGTATCAGCCTGGCAACATGCCCCGCCCCGACGTCGGCCTGATGGCGCGCGAGCTCGGGCTGCCGAAGTTCTCCGACGGCGACGCCGAGCGATACACCGAACTCGGTATCGAGGCGTTGAAAAACGGCTCGGCCGATCTCGTGTTCGAGAACGTCATCGGCCTGACGGCGAACGTCGTGCGCGGCACGATCATCGCGCCGGACGGCAAAAAGCTGTGCGTGTCGGACCTGTCGAACATCGAGGGGCGTGACGCGGCGTGGCTCGCCGGCGAGAAGTGGAAGCTGCAGGCGTTCCGCGACTACGACGCGGGCACCGGGCCTGACCTGTACAAGCTCGCATACGCGCGCTCGTTCGGCGTCGACATCGCCGAGGTGACGAAGGAGCGCCGCCAGCTCGGCAAGGTGCAGGAACTCGCGCTCGCATACGAGGGTGGCGTCGGCGCGTTCGTCACGTTCACGATGACGTACAAGATGGACCTCGACGACATCCGCGCGGCCGTGTTCGCGGCGCTCGACACCGTCGACCCGGAGATCGTGCGCGGTGCGCGCGGCATGTGGGATTGGGCCGTGAAGAAGCGGCGCACGCTCGGCCTGCCGCAAGACGTGTTCATCGCCTGCGACATCCTCAAACGCGCGTGGCGCGCCGCGCACCCGCAGATCTCGAGCTATTGGGGCGAGCTGCGCGACGCGGCGGTGCTCGCGATCAGCTCGCCGGGCAGGACCGTGCACGCGCGGCGCGTGATCCTGCGGCGCGATGGCGAGTGGCTGCGCGTGCAACTGCCAAGTAAGCGTCAGCTCTGCTATCTCGCGCCGCGCGTGAGCGACGACGGCGAGATCAGTTACATGGGCGTGAACCAGTACACCCGGAAGTGGCAGCGCACGAAGACATACGGCGGGAAGATCTTCGAAAACCTGTGCCAGGCCGTCGCACGCGACGTGCTGTTCTACAACGCGCCCGCCGTTGAGGCCGCCGGCTACGACATCGTTCTGTCGATCCACGACGAGCTGATTACAGAAACGCCTGACACCGACGACTACTCGGCCGACGAGCTGTCGCGCCTGATCGCGACCCCGCCAGCATGGGCCGAAGGCATGCCGCTGGCCGCCGCGGGGTTCTCCGCGTACCGCTACAAAAAGGACTGATCATGGGCGAAATTGCAGACGACCACCTCGACCGAATGTTCGATCGGATGTTCGACGACGAGGACAGCTTTTTCACCGGCCGTGGCTGCTACCGGTCGGGCTTCGACCGTGTGTGCGAGCGCTGCGGCAAGGCCGGTTTGAAGTGGCGCGCGGACGAAACCGGCTGGCGCCTGTACGAATCCGAACGCGGCGATCGTAACCAGTACCTGCGGCACGAATGCAACCCGCCGTCCGAAGACGATTTCGACGTCATCGACCCCGCCGAAAATTCTCGTTGTTAGGCATTGCTGTACGTTCGTGTTAGGTGTATTGTACAGTAACACCTAACACGAACGGAGCACCACATGACGCCCGCCACGAAGACGTTCAAGGTTTCAGGTACGAACGGCTCACTATCCCTCGAAGCGCAGCAACTGGCGACCTTCGCCCACTACATCAATCAGCAGCAGTTCCGGTTCGTCGTCACGCAATTGCCGAACGAAGCAACGCCTTCGCTCACACATCGCGCCAGCGGCCTGCGCGTGACGAAAATTTCGCTGACGGCGATTCAGGCGGCTCGCGGCGACTACAAGGTCGCGGCGGTCAGCGAACTGAAGCGCGTTATCGAACACGTCGGCGAAGCGCGGCTTGCATCGTCGCTCCGCAAAGCTGAAGCGTGAGGACGGCCATGCTCGAGAAGACCGTCGAAACCTACCTCGTCGACCGTGTCCGCGCAGCGGGCGGCGACGCCTACAAATTCAGCAGCCCCGCGCGCGTGAGCGTGCCCGACCGTATCGTCGTCTTCCCGCCGGCGCGCATCTACTTCGTCGAGTTGAAGCGGCCCGGCGGCAAGCCGACGCGCGGCCAGCTGCGCGAGCACGAGCGCCTGCGCGCGCTCGGCTGCGACGTGCGCGTGATCGACAGCAAGGAAGCTGTCGACGCGTTCGTACAGGAGGTTCGCGCATGCTGAACCTCCTGTACCACTCACACGAAGACGCCAGCCTTCAAGTCCTTTTCAAACGCCACCGTCCACGGCGGCTGAGCATGCGCGCTTTGGTATCGGCGAACGGTATTTTTGTGCGTCACATTGACGTGAAAAACAATACGTTTCACGTCGCCAGGGCCTTGCCAGTCCTCGGTAGCGGTAACGATGAACTCGTCGGGCGATCGTCCCGCCGCTTCGCAAGCCGTTCGAAAGTCTTCGCCCTGGTCCGCTGGCAGATCGGCCAGCGTAAGCGTTTTGGCAACCATTCGGGTCTCCTTCAAATCGATGGAATGCTCAGGCTACCAACGAGTGGTAGCACTTGCACAGGTTCGCAGCGAGGTGTCGCATGAAAGCCGCAATCTACGCCCTCGCCTGCGTCGGCGCGTTCGTCATGACGCTCTGCCTCGCCGGCGCGCTCGGCGTCGGCCACTTCCGTCTTTACTACGGCCTGACCGCCGTCGAGTTTTGCGCGGCGGGGTACGGCACGTGATGCAGACGATCAAACCACGCGCGCGGCAGCTCAGCGCGCACAACTGGTACGTAACCAACCGTGACGGGATCAGCGCCTTCGACACGACGCTCGACGGCGCACTCGCGCTGTACTTCCGCTGCGTGCTTCACCTGATGACGGAGCACCGCCCATGACCGCCCGCCGCGTATTCACGCCTTGGGAGTACCAGGGCCTCATCATCGAGCACGAGCAGGAGATCGAGCGATCGAACGTGTGGGCCGGCATGGGCCTCGGCAAGACCGGCAGCACGCTGACGGCGCTGGAAGCGCTCTACCACTTCGGGATCGAGACGATGCCGACGCTCGTCATCGCGCCGCTGCGCGTCGCTCAGTCGACGTGGCCGGACGAGTGCGAGAAGTGGGAACACCTGTCCGGGATGGAAGTCGTGCCGATCCTCGGCGATCCGGCCCGCCGCGCGATGCAGCTGCGCCGCGACGCGCCGGTGTTCTCGATCAACTACGAAAACCTGCCCTGGCTGATCGACTGGTTCAAGCACAACCCACGGCCGTGGCCGTTCGGCACGGTCGTCGCCGACGAGTCGACGAAGCTGAAGTCGACGCGCGTGTCGAACCAGCGCAGCACCAAGGGCAAGGAATTCATCAAGAAATCAGGCGGCAGCGTGCGCGGCCGCGCGCTCGCCGAAGTCGCGCACACGAAGGTGCGGCGGTGGGTCAACCTGACCGGCACGCCCTCGCCGAACGGGCTGCAAGATCTATGGGGTCAGCAGTGGTTCGTCGACGGCGGCCAGCGGCTCGGGCGCAGCTATTCGGCATTCGAGGAACGCTGGTTCCAGTCCGTACCCGGCGGCAACGGCTACCACCAGACGCGCCCCCTGCCGCACGCGCAGCAGCAGATTCAGGAAGCGCTCGCCGACTGCACGATCTCACTCGATCCGGCCGACTGGTTCGACCTGGACGACCCGATCGTGCGCCCGGTCTACGTCGAGCTGCCGGCGGCCGCGCGGCGGCTGTATCGCGACATGGAACGCCAGATGTTCATGGAGATCGACGACAGTCCGATCGAGGCCATGAACGCGGCGAGCAAGACGATGAAGTGCCTGCAGCTCGCGAACGGCGCCGTCTACAAGCAAGAGGACGACGGCCGCGACATCGCGCCGTGGCACGAGGTGCACGACCTGAAGCTGCAAGCGCTCGAGGAAATTGTCGAGGAAGCGGCCGGCATGCCGGTGCTCGTCGCCTACCACTTCAAGTCGGACCTCGCGCGGCTGCAGCGCGCGTTCCCGCGCGGTCGCCAGCTCGACCAGAACCCGCAGACGATCCGCGACTGGAACGCCGGCAAGATCCCGGTCCTGTTCGCGCACCCGGCAAGTGCCGGCCACGGCTTGAACCTGCAGGACGGCGGCAACATCCTCGCGGTCTTCGGCCACTGGTGGAACCTCGAGGAATACATGCAGATCGTCGAGCGGATCGGGCCCGTGCGCCAGCTGCAAGCCGGGCACCGCCGCCCCGTTTTCATCTACCCGATCATCGCGCGCGACACGATCGACGAGGACGTCGTCGAGCGCCGCGAAACGAAACGCGCCGTGCAGGACATCCTGCTCGACGCCATGAAACGCCGCGCGGGCCGCTGACGCGCAGACCAGGAGCACTCCATCATGCCGCACACACCATTTCAAACCCCGCCGGCCTCGAACCCGACGCAGCCCATGAAGCTGTATCGCGTCGCCGAGGTGTCGAAGATGCTCGGCGTCTGCCGGGCCACCGTCTACAATCTGGTGCGCGACGGCAAGCTCACGCTCGTGAAGATCGGCAAGCGTTCGAGCGGCATCACGGCCGCCAGTTTGGACGCGCTTGTGTCGCGCCCGAACAACACAAATTGAATCGGGTAGCTAGATGGGTAGTCAAAACCGTTTTTCAGCTACCCATCGCCAGCAAACCCACGCCAGATAAGGCGAAGATAAACCGATGAAGATTGCCACCTGGAACGTCAACTCGCTCAACGTCCGCAAACAGCATGTGCTCGACTGGCTCGCGCAAAGCGGCGCCGACGTGCTGTGCCTGCAGGAGCTGAAGCTGCCGGACGAAAAATATCCGCGCGCCGATCTCGAGGCCGTCGGTTACCGCAGCTGGTTCACGGGCCAGAAGACGTATAACGGCGTCGCGATCCTCGTGCGCGACACGCTGGCCGTCGACGAATCGGACGTCGTGCGCAACATTCCCGGCTTCGACGATCCGCAGCAGCGCGTGGTCGCCGTGACGGTCGAAGGCGTGCGCATCGTGTCCGCGTATTTCCCGAACGGCCAGGCGCCGGACTCCGACAAGTTTCTCTACAAGATGCAGTGGCTCGACGCGCTGCATGCGTGGCTCGGCGCCGAGCTGCAGCGCTATCCGAAGCTCGCGCTGCTCGGCGACTACAACATCGCGCCGGAAGATCGCGACGTGCACGACCCCGCGAAATGGGAAGGCCAGAACCTGGTGTCGCCGCAGGAGCGCGCGCACTTCGCGAAGCTGCTCGAGCTCGGCTTCGTCGACGCGTTCCGGCGCTTCGAGCAGCCCGAGAAGACCTTCACGTGGTGGGACTACCGGATGTTCGCGTTTCGCCGCAACGCCGGGCTGCGCATCGACCACATTCTCCTCTCGCCGGCGCTCGCGGCCACCTGCACGTCGTGCGAAGTCGACCGCGTGCCGCGCACGTGGGAGCAGCCGTCCGATCACACGCCGGTCGTCGCGGTCGTGGGCTGA